AAGCCATGAGTATTTCATCCGTCAAGCAGAGGAACGACTACATCGGGACAGGGTCCCTGTCGACCTATGCGTACCAGTTCAAGATATTCGACGAGGACGATCTGCTTGTCGTCGAGCGTGACACTGGCGGAGTCGAGACGATCCTGACCAAGACGACGGACTACGACGTCACGGACGCAGGGGAAGCCGCGGGCGGAACCATCGTCCTTACCGTCGGGCACGGGAACCTGGCGACTGGGCATGCCCTCGCACTTCTGCGGGTGACTGAGCTATTGCAGCTCGTCGACTTCCGCAACCAGGGGAGCTTCTTCCCTGAGACGCACGAGGACCAGTTCGACCGGCTCGTGATGATCGACCAGCAGCAGCAGGACGAGCTCGACAGGTCCATCAAGGGCGCGACCTCAGTGAACCCGACAGGCTTCGACTACTCACTGCCGGTGCTCGCGGCTGACCAGTTCGTCCGGGTAAACTCCGACGGTGACGGGTTCGTAGGTCACGGTGGGACCCCGACGACCGGCGACGTAACCTATGTCGGGTCTAACGCAGAACTCCAGGCTGCGCTCGAGGGTACGAGCTCTGTGTACATCGCCGATGGGACTTACACCATCGACCCCGGCGCCTTCACTGTCGAGGACACGACGCAGCGCAGCATCGTAGGCGCATCCAAAGAGAAGACGATCATCCAGCTTTCCGGATCAACCGGGCTTGACTTTACCAGCGCGCAGGAGAACAACCAGAGAGCCGGGGTCTCTGTCCGTAGCCTGACGCTCGTGAACACCGGGACGGTGACTGACATCCTGACGGGTGCGGTTGGTGTGATCGGTGTCGAGTCGCAGTTCGGCACTGGTGCCTGCTTCCGTGACTGCCATGGCATGAGCGGGTGTACTGCTATCAATCCAGACAACCACGGGTTCCAAAGCTGTAATCGGATCGGTGAGTGCATCACCGACACTGATGCAGGAAACGGCTTCTATGACTGCAAGAGCGTGTCGGACTGTCGTGCGTACTCGACGCTGGCATCTGCCGCAGGTTTCAGTAACTGCGACCAGATGAGCGAGTGCTTCGCTGATGGATTCAACTACGGATTTTCTGCCTGCACAGAAATCGGAGAGAGCTGGTCCACGAATGCGGATCTCGCTGGCTACTACCAGTGCAAGAACGTAAATGCGTGCAAGCAGGAAGGAAGCTCTGGTGACGGGTTCCTCTCCTGCGAGAACCTCGCACTCGTTGAATCACAAAATGTGGATGCGGCTGGCTACCACTTTGAATCCTGCACCAGCGTACTCCTGCCAGTCACCAGCGGAACTGGAGCCGGGGACCAGAACAACTGCGCGGGGTACTGGACTGCCGATCAGTTGTCAACGCTCAATCAGATGGTCACTATTGACCGGGCGAACTACGCTTCCGATGCTCTCGCTGGTACAGCACTGAAAGCCGCACTTGAAGATAGCAACATTCACGAGATCAACGTCAAGTACAATGCGAACCCATACGAGATCACCGCGAACACAACGGTCACGGATAATAAGCTGGTAAGGGCAGAAGCCCTGACCCAGATCAAGCTCAACGGTGCCGGGATAACCTTCACTACAGGAAACTATAACGAGTTCCACAACCTCGACTTCAACGGTGCCACGACAGCCGGTGGTGCCGGTGGCATGGTTATCGTCGGGGATCAGGTTGGCACTTGGTTCTACAACTGTCGGTTCTATAGCGGTTCTAGCGGATCGTACATGGTCAAGGGTAACTTGAACGTCGCTACTCCGGTGTCCCACTATGGGCAGGTCCCGATAGGCGGGTTCATCGGATGTACGGTGTACGTCGGGAATCTCGTTGGGAAGTACGGATTCTCAAACGTGGTGAACCTTACTGGATGCACCGCCCTTTTGAGCGGTGGTCTGGCTGTTGGGTACTACAAGTGCGGCTCACTTGAGAACTGTTGTGCCACTGCGGCTACTATCGCCAATAGTGACAACGGGTATCAGGAGTGCCTCGTTCTGACTAATTGCAGTGCCCATGCTACCGGCGCGGCGGCAACTCTTAACTGTGGTTTCCATGACTGCACAGAACTCACTACATGCTCCGCAATCGCCGACACTGTTGTCGCCCCCGCTGGTTACACATATGGTTTTGAAGACTGCAACGAGCTTACTTCGTGTAGGGCAAATGGCATGTCTGACGATGGATTTGACGATTGCATTGATCTGTCAGGTTGTCGCGCTAGAGCCTGTACTGACGACGGCTTCTACGGTTGCAAGCAACTCGCTGGCTGTCGCTCTGCGAATAATGGCGGGGATGGGTTCGACACATGCGAGAACATCTCCGGTTTCCGTGCAACTGGCAATACGGGATGGGGCATGAACACCTGCTCACAGATAGCCGCAGGTGACTGCACTGGCAACACGGCTGGAACCTACACCGGCAGTACGTTACAGGACGCCGGGTCAACCAAGTAAGGAGATAGGTGATGAAGAAGGTACTGGAAGCGATCAAGCCTTTGCTCAAGAGCAAGAAGGTGCAGATCGGCGCGGTCACTGTTATCGCGTCTGCGCTTGCGAAGTTCGTCGGGCTGGAACCAGAACTCGCCAGCGAACTCGCGAAGAGTATCGTTACCATCGGACTCGCACTCATCGGTGCCCAGGCAGTTGCCGATCTCGGCAGCGGCGGCAGGACGAGCGCGAATTACACCGGACCGGAGAAGCCGACAGGAGAAAGCGAGTAACGATGCTGTCCGCAGAGACAACAAACCTACTCGTTCTCATCGTCCTCGGTCTTCACGTTATCATCGAGGTCATTCACTATGTCCTCGGATTCATTGATAGCTACAGGACCGGAAGGATTCTGCGAGAGATGCAGAGACTACTTGAAAAAGAACCTCCCTGCATGGACATCTTGAAGGAGATTCGCAATGGCGAAACGAGGCGTGCCGAAGAGAGACGGTAGCGGGAAGGGGCGCCGTGCCAATCGTGGGCGCGGAGGTTGTTCGACTACTCGTAATACGGGCAGGGGCAGGCGCAGGTAATGGGTGAACTCATCGTCCTCGGCATTCGGGTCTTCCTCAAGTGGTTGCAGTACAGGTTCGATCCCGACATGATCAAGTTCCGTGAGATCACCCGCATTCGCCATGCGAAGGAGAAGGATTGTGCGGAGATCGACTACGCTCTGGCTACTGATGATACTGTCGCTCTGTCTGCTATTTGGCGCGAGTTGCAGCCGCACCCAGGTGCTGGTGAAGAGTGAGCTCCTTTACCAGGTGAAGGCGGGTGAGCCGTACTTCGACGGAAAGCTCGGTCGATGGGAGGACCTCGAGGGTTGGTACGTTGTGGCTCCCGGCAACGTGCGTGACTATTTGGTCTGGCGAGCGAAAGAGAAAGCCCGGGAAGACAGGGAAGATGTACCAGAATGAACGAAGAAGTATGGGCTGGCGTCGTAGCTTTCTTGGGGGCGGTTGCTATGTTCCTCGGTAAGTTCCGAAAGAACGGCAAGGCGAAAGAGGAATGCACCGATCACGGCAACCGGATCAGCGTTGTCGAGACGAAGGTGCAGAGCGTCGAGGCTGCCGTCGTTCGCATCGAGGCGAAGCAGGAGACGAACAGGAAGGAAGCCCGGGAAGGAATACAGGGCATCCATGAGAGGCTCGATAAGCTGCTCGACAGCAGGGGCAGCAGACGATAGGCAAGGTCACGCGGATGGTGTGACCCGAAAAAAAGCCCCGCACCGTAATCTGGGGGGAGCACGGTGCGGGGCTTGCCTTTACTCAGCGGTGCGCTGCCTGACCTCCTGCTCCCACTTCTCAACATCCGACAGCTGGTAGCGAACGGTCCTGCCTACCTGGAGGTAAGCGGGCCCCATCCCCTTCCGGCGCCAGATGCCCAGGGTGCGGGTTGTCACTCCCCAACGCACTGCGAGCTCCCCGGGTTCCAGTAGTTTGTCCTCCATCAGAACGGGTCCTCCCCTTCGGGCTCCGCAACGGGCTCAGGCTCAGGCGCCTGCTCGACGTCCGCTACGGGCTCAGGAGACGCCCCGACGATGTCCCGAAGCCGTGAGGACACCATCTCGTCCTCGGCGCTTACAGGGGCTTCCTGGGGCTCGTCCTGCTCGAGGTCATACATGCCGTCGTCCGCGGTGATAACCCGCTCCAGATCCGTCGACATGGGCAGGCGCTTCGACAGGCGACGGATCGCTGTCTTCTTCGCCATTTCCTCCCACCATGTGACCCAGGGGCCCTTGTCCTTCGCCCGGGAGATCGAGCGAATCTTCTCGACCTCTGCCTTGGTGAGGACCTCGAGGAAGACTCCGCCCGATCGTGTCTTCGCCATGGCATAGATGTGCCTGACGTCCTCGGGCAGGCGCGAGCCCTCGAGGTTGGGGATGTGCTTGAAGTGCTCCCCGTCGTCGTCGATCCAGTAGTCCCAGGTGTCGCCCTGATAGACGACTTGGGCGCAGATCGAGACGAGCTCGCCCGACTGGCGCACCTTCTTTAGGATGCCCGCGTACATGGGCATGTACTGCGCCTGCCCCTTGAAGACGACGATCGCAGCTTCCCGCCCGTCGGGCACGAGCCCGTCGGTAGCGCAGGCGAGGAAGGCGCGGAACAGGGAGCCGCGGTCCGCGTCGAGCAGCCCCGGGTCCTTCTGCACCGCGGTGACGGAGATTCGGTTGAACCTCTCGACAGAGATATGCGGGGGCAGCACAGATGCCATCTGCTGCTTCGCCTCTTTCCTCTGGAGCGTGTCTCGGAACTGCTCCCATTTCGCAAGTGCCTGTGTCATGACTTGTCCTCCTTCTTCTTCTTGGCAGTGACGCGGACATTCCGGTATGCCTTCCTTGTGTAAGACACTTCAGTCTCCCCGACCATACCGGCGGAGATCGTGAACCCCGTCGCGAGCACCTTCTCAGCGTCCCCGATCTTCGTCAGGAGCTCCGCCTTGAATGCGTCGCGATCCTTGGTCAGCCCGCGGATCGTCGAGCCCAGCTCGGTGTACCTCTCGCAGAGGACCCGAACTGCTTCGTCTTCCGTCGCGTCGAGCACTTTCCCCGGCTCCGCGAAGAAGTTCTGAGCTGTGATGAAGGCAGCGTCCCTGTTGAAGTCAGGCTCCGGGGGACGGTTGGCTTCGATCGACGCCCAGAACCCTCTCACGCGGTCGAGGATAGCCCTGTGTACACGTTCGTCCTTCCTGCGGTGTATCAGGTGTACTGTGTTCCCTCCGACGAGGGCGCCGATTACAGCCCTGTCGTAGCCGCTGACGAGCATCTGGTGCTGCACCTGGAACTCGATGTGGACGGGCGCTTCGGGATTCGGATCGCTCAGGTCCCACTTGTCCCGGGCGATCAGACCGTCGACGCACTTGACCTCGAGGACTGCCTTGTCCTCGCCAAGTATGCGGTAGTCGAAGCTGGACCCGATCCGTAGCTCGGGGACCCGACCGTAGGTATTCCAGGCGCGGACCTTCCAGCCCTGGTCCTCCGCGATCCCGCGGGCGACGGTGTCCTCGAGACGGATACCCCAGACCATCCTCTCGGAGGGTTCAAAGGAACCGACGTCGCCTTCCTTCTTCCTGTACCAGAGCTCGTACTCCGTCATGTACGGGCTCACCCCGAAGAGTGCGGACACTTCGGTCGACGTAATGTCGAGCGTCCGGGCCTTGAGCCACTCTTCCTTGCTGTCGAAGCTGATGTTCTCACGCTTCATGCTGTCTCCTTCCTTCTTCACAGGTGTACATGTGATGATACCAGATGCCCTGTGACAGCATCTGTCACACCGTGCTCTAGGCACTTTGCGGTAACCTCCTTTCCAGGGCGCAGATTCTACCCGACGGAACCCCTGACGCGCAAGCACTATAATGTACTGTAATGCACCGTAATGCCGCGAGGTTCCCGAATCTGTAAGACACCCTCTAGGCAAAAGGGGTTGCACTGTTGTGCCTGTCCCATCAGTATCTAGGCATGAAGAGTCAGGCGCAGCATGTGATAGACGAGCTCGGGGGAGTAAGGGCTACAGCCAAGAAGCTGGGGCTCAATCCCGGGACCGTCTCTCGCTGGCCCAAGCCCCGGGGCTGTAAGGGGCTGGCGGGCAGGGTCCCTGCTGAGCACCAGGAGAAGATACTCGAGATCGCGGAGCGGGAGGGACTGGACATCCGCCCTATCGATCTCATTCGACCAAGAACGTAGTACCCCGGGCGGGCTCAGGGGATTCCACATGGGCCAGGCGTCTCGTACTCTCCCGCCCGGGGGGCCCAACAGAGGGCGCAATGGCATACGAGCTCCGCGAATACCAACTCGATATGGTGCAGCGAGCTCGAGGTCTGATCCGCGCCGGTCGCAGGCGCATCCTCTTCCAAGCACCAACGGGCTCGGGTAAGACAGTACAGGCGACGAGCATCTTCGAGTCCTCGAGCAAGCGGGGCAACCGCTGCTGCTTCGTCGTTCACCGGCGAGAGCTCGTCCGCCAGGCGTCGATCGCCTTCGACATGGCTGACATCCATCACGGTATCATATCGGCGCAGTACCCCAACAGGCGCGACGACAAGGCGCCCGTCCAGATCGCGAGCATCCAGACTCTGGCTCGGCGCCTCGATACGATCGAACCCTTCGACCTCATGGGCTGGGACGAGTGTCACCACATGGCCGCGAAGTCCTGGGCGAAGGTCTACGACCGCTACTCTGGAGCCGTGCATCTGGGGTTCTCTGCGACACCGCAGCGTCTCGACGGGGCTGGGCTCGATCCGTTCTTCGACGACCTACTCCCGGGCCCCTCCGTCTCGCAGCTCATCGACGAGGGCTGGCTCTCCCCTTACCGCTTGTTCGCCCCGGGCGGAGGGCTCGACACGAGCGGGCTGCATACCCGCATGGGTGACTACATCACGGGCGAGCTCGAGCAGCTCGTCGACAAGCCAACGATCACCGGCGACGCGGTCGAGCACTACCAGCTGCATGCGGACGGGGAACGGGCTGTCGTCTTCTGCTGCTCGATCAAGCACAGTCAGCATGTCTGCGCTGCCTTCAACGAGGCGGGCATACCCGCGGAGCACATCGACGGGAACATGCCATCGGAGGATCGGGACGCTGCCCTCCAGCGGTTCGCCCGCGGGGACACCCTGGTCCTGACCAACGTCGACATCGTCGGGGAAGGCTTCGACCTTCCCTCGCTGACGGCAGTCCTCATGCTCAGACCAACCAAGAGCCTCGGACGGTTCCTCCAGGCATGCGGTCGCGCCCTGCGCCCCGCCCCTGGTAAGACAGAAGCGATCATCCTCGACCATGCCGGTAACTGCATGCAGCAGGGCTTCGGGTTCCCGTGCGACGATCGGGAGTGGCTGCTCGAGGGGAGCAAGGGGAAGAACCAGAAGGACACAGGCTCGCCCGTGCGGGTATGCCCGAAGTGCTTCGCTGCTCTGCCCGCAGCTGCGCGGTCCTGCCCGTACTGTGCTCACAAGTTCAAGCCCGTCCCGCGCCAGATCCGTCAGGTCCATGGGACACTCGAGGAACTGGACAAGACAAAGATGAGACAGCGTGCAGCTGACGCCCAGAGAAAGGCCCGCACATACGAAGACCTTGTGGCGCTCGGGCGCAGGCGCGGGTACTCTTCTCCTGAGCGTTGGGCTTGGCACGTTTTCAACGGTCGCCAGAAATACCGTCAGCAACAGGTCGCACTATGGGGAGCTCTCTCTGATGTCTGAAGCATCACTCCAGCGACAGGTGCAGATGCTTGCGCCGCGGTGCGACGGTCGACTGTTCCGCAATCAAGTGGGGCAGTACGAGATTGACGGACGGTACATCAAGACTGGGCTGGGACCAGGCAGCTCGGACCTCATCGGATGGACGACACGCACCATCACTCCCGACATGGTAGGCAAGAAGGTCGCGATCTTCACCGCGATCGAAACGAAGCGACCGAATGCAAAGACGGCATCGAAGAGACTCGAGGCACAAAAGCGGTTCGTAACCTTCGTCCGACTGTCGGGCGGGATCGCAGGAATCGTATATTCTTTGGACAGAGCGAGGGAATTACTGGAGCCCTCGCGAGAAGGAGGGCGCAGTGGAGAAGACATTGGACTTCCAGGGGCTTGCGAATGAGCTCCTGCGGGATGCTGAAGCATTGGTTTCGGAGTGGCTCCCAGGCGGGAAAAGGTCAGGCGCGGAGTATGTATGCGCTGACCTGTCTGGCGGGCCCGGACGATCGCTCAGCGTAAACCTCAGCTCAGGGCAGTGGGCTGACTTCGCCAACGCGGACGCAAAGGGCGGGGACCTCATAAGCCTGTACGCTGCCATTCGGAACATCGGGCAGGGTGAAGCGTTCAAGGAACTCAGCGGGGACCGCGGCCCGCTCCCGGGGGGAGAACGTGAGGATCGCTCAAGCCCCCCTCCGAAAGATGAACTCCAGTTAGGGGCTCCGCCGGATGGTGCTCCTGCGCTACGGGTCCCGGGGGCGCCCTCCCGGGTCTACGAGTACAGGGACACCGGCGGAGCCCCGCTTTGTTACATCGCCAGGTACGACGAGGACGGTGGCAAACGCTTCTGCCCATGGACCTGGAGCAATACGAAGGGGGAGTGGGTCCCGAAGGCATACCCCAAGCCCCGCCCCCTGTACGGGCTCGAGCTTCTGGCTGCTCGTCCCGACGCACCTGTCATTATCGTCGAGGGTGAGAAGGCTGCGGACGCAGCTCGCGAGATCGCGGGCGAGCACTACGTCGTACTCACCTGGCCCGGGGGCTCGAAGGCATGGCACAACGCTGACTTCAAGGTCCTCAAGAACAGGCGCATCGTCCTCTGGCCCGACGCTGACGACGCGGGCGTCGAGTGCATGGACGAGCTCGCGAAGGACCTCATCCGGCGCAAGCTCGTGGACGTTATCAAGGGAGTCGACGTCGAGGGGCTCGACGACAATTGGGATGCAGCTGACGCTCTCGCCTCTGGCTGGGACTGGCAACAGTTCCTGTCATGGGTCCGCCCCCGGGTCTTCGAGATACGGCAGATGGAGAAGGCGAAGCCCAAGACGAAGGAAGAGAAGGCGGAGAAGAAGAAGGAACTCAAGAGCGTCCATCAGCTATGGGATGAGCTCGGGCTCGAGATGGGAAGTCAGGGCGGGCCGGTCAAGAACATCCTCAACGCGACGACAGCCCTTCAGAACTGGAAGCCCCTGTCGAAGTCCATCTGGTACGACGACTTCCACGAGAAGATATTCACCAACTGGGAAGCGGGCGAGCGCAGGGAGTGGCAGGACAACGACACCTTGCACCTTACCCGATACATGCAGGACGCACTGAAGCTCCCGTTCGCAGACGCACTGATCGAGAAGGCTGTCCAGCTGCATGCTCAGGACAACAAGAAGAACGAGCCCCGCGAGTGGCTGAACTCCCTGGTCTGGGACGGGACGGAGCGGATCGCGAACGTCCTGACGGACTGCTACGGGGCGAGCGACTCCCTCTATACCATGACCGCGAGCGAGAACTTCTTCATCGCGATGGTCGCCCGGGTCATGCGCCCAGGGTGTAAGTACGATCAGATGCTGATCCTCGAGGGCAAGCAGGGCATCCTCAAATCATCGAGCCTCGAGGTGCTCGCCGGGCCATGGTTCGCGGAGCTGACTGAACAAGTCAACAGCAAAGACTTCTTCATGTGCCTCCAGGGGAAGCTCATCCTCGAGATATCGGAAATGGCAGCGTTCAATAAGGCGGAGACTGAACGCATCAAGCAGATCGTCTCGAGCCCAACCGACCGCTACCGTCCTCCCTACGGGCGGGCAGCGAAGGACCATCCGCGGCAGTGCGTCTTCGTCGGGACGACGAACGAGCAGCACTACCTCAAGGACAACACCGGCGCCCGTAGGTTCTGGCCGGTCGAGTGCAGGAGCATCGACCTCAAGCAGCTCGCTGAGAACAGGGAGCAATACTTCGCGGAAGCGGTGTCGAAGTTCAAGGCGGGCGCATCCTGGTGGAACATGCCACTCGGGGAGACGGTGCAGCAGCAGGAGGACCGGCGCCAGACGGACAGCTGGGAAGAGGTCATCTCGAAGTGGCTCCCCGATCGCAACCCGACGGAGCTCCTGACGGCAGCGTACATCTTGAACCGCTGCCTCGAGATCGAGCCCGCCAAGCAGGAGAGGCGCCACTCGAACCGCGTCGGGCAGGCAATGCGGGCTCTCGGGTACAGGTCGAAGAGTGCTCACGATTCGGAGCAGAACAAGACGGTGCGGGTTTATGTGAAGGAGGAACACCATGACTGACGCAGACAAGGTGCGCGAGGCTCTGGAGTCCGTTGGCATTGAGTTCTCTGTCGGTCCTGTGACAATCGAGGTCGAGGGTGAACCATGCGAATGGTATCGGTTCGCCCGCCGCCTGCTTGCGGTGGAGAGGTTGTGCGAGGTCGAATGGCGCATGGTGCTGACCGAGAAGATTTTTCCCGGCAG